GATAGTATCACCATTAACACAGCCAATGTTTCTAGTAACAGCTTGCACTGCAAAGTCACTAGAGGTAGAACCTGTTAGTTTAAATATTCTGTTTGCACAAAAGATAAATAAGCTATCCCGAAAAACTTTTAGTCCAGTAATGTCATCATCTACTTTAATGCTACCAGCACCAGAACCGCTAGTAAAATTGTCTTCATCAAAGGGTACACTAAATACTAGCTCTGCAGGTGTAGTAGATTTACCTGCGTAAAACATGTGAGACTTATAAGCTGCTACAAATTTAGAACCTGCTACACTACTGCCACTTACATCAGTAGCTGAGATAGCACTATTAAAAACTGTAGGTGCATTTGTTTCGTCTACAACAATAATCTTATCATTGCCATCAAAGTTAAATCTTTCAAACCTATACTTTACTGCATCTGTTCTGCCCGTATCTCTTACTGTCCAGTTCTCTGAGATAATAGTATTGAGTGTATGGGTTGCTGCAGTGGTGCTAGAAGTTGCACGTGTTACCCCTGTAAAGGTAGTGCTTGTAACTCCTGTGTAGGTAAATATTTCAGAAGATATTTGTAATGTACCACTAGAAGAAAACCCTGTAGTGCTATCTACTGTAATAGTACCAGAGCCTGTCATACCTGTAGCTGCTAGTATCTTTGCAAACAACTCCGTAGAAGCAGCACTGAATATCTTTTCACCTCTGGCTGCTACTACTTTGTTTGCAAAGTTAGCTACCATTAATACTTTTTCAGAGCTGGTTGATGTAAAAGGAACTACGTGATTTATATATTTACTGTAACCATCTATTCTTCTGTAGCCACCCTCAATGTCTGGCTCAAAGTTTTCTAGCTCTAATGCCTCTCCCGGTTGCATAAGAAAAGTAGAACGGTTTAAAACTAAACCTCCCTCACAGTTAAATGCTACTGGTTGTACTTGAGAATTATCAGGCATTAAAACAATATCCCTACATTGAACCCTTTAGGTCTATGTATTACAGTAGAACGGACATACTCAAACTTATTAATAAGCAAGCTTTGCATGTTTTTAATGCCCTGCTCAAACCGTTGAAAGTTTAATTGATATTGGGCTGTCTCGCCTCTATATTGATAAACAAAGGCTGCTGCACCGTCTGCAATAATAGGCTTAAACCTGTCAGGAATAGTGGTAGTATCGCCATGTGCAGAAAGATCATCAGGGAATGTAAAGAAGTCAAACGCTAAAGTATACTCTTTGTCAGGGAAAGGGTATAGTAAGTAATTATTATCTAGTGTGCGTACAATGAACTGAGGTACACCTCCATTGGTAAACTGTGTAACAGTTACGCCGCTACTGTGAGTTGCTGCAGTGGTGCTGTTAGCGCCTCTGGTGCAGCCTGTGAGGTCGTTGCCTGATATTGCTGTATAGCTAACTTGCTCACCGCCAATGTATACAGTTCCTGTCGCTGAGAAGCCTGTAGAGGAAGTAAGTGTAAGTGTAGTTACAGAGCTTGAATGAGAGCCATTTAGTGTTGTAGTTATAACATCATCTTCTTGATTAACAAACTCTTTACTGATGTATTCGTTGTAATCAAGGTTAGCTAAGTTGCTACCAGCGGCATTAAGCGTGGTGCTTCTTTTAATTCTTGCTGTATTGTAATCTACGTGTTTGGCGCTGGCTGGTAGGCTATACCTTGATACGCCGGGAACTAGAGTAGAAGCATTAGTGGCATGGTTAAAAGGATACGTAAACTCTTTTTGATTAATGTAACGTATAGACTCATTAACAGCATTCTTACATTGGGTCTGCACACCTCTGGAATCTGCAAAGTTAGCAGAAGTAAGCACTACTTCATTCATACGAGTAATAACATCATTAGTCAATGTAAGAAATGTAAGAGCCATTATGCTTCCTTAAGATGTGACAAAGGGGCCAGCGTATAGCCAGCCCCTAAGTGTACTTTAAGTTATGCCAACAGATCACGTGAAGCTACAGCAGCCTCAGTGTGAGCAGCCGAAATATCTGCAATTACTGCATAGACACGAAGGCGTCCAGTAGCAGCAGCAGCACCAGCGATAACAACATCAATGGTATCTGCAGCGCCAACAAGAGCTAGTGCAGCAGCCGCATAAGTAGATGCAGCACCTGTATTTACAATGTTAGCTTCGCCGCCAGAACCTTTTACAAGGTATGTACCAGCAGCAGCATCAAGTGCAGCACCGTCAACAATGTCATCTCCACCAGCAAAGTCAATGTTACAAGTACAACTTGCAGTAAAGGACTTCATAATTTCCGCTCCACCAGCAAGCATTACTGATTCAGAAGGGATTTCAAGTAGTTGGAAGATGTCACCATTAGCAATGGTAGCACCTGCAGTAATCATAGCATCAATATCTAAGATTGCTTCAATAGTGCGAACAGAATTACCGACAACTGTTGGAACAGCAAGAACATTTGCCCCAACACCAGCGGTAGTACTGACAGTCATATCAAACGTAGCCATAGTTTATTACTCCCTTATGCTGCGTTGTAACGGGCAGTAACGATTGCTTCAGGACGAAGAATCTTACGACCGTATAGATGCATACCACGAACAATGTCAGCAAAGCTGTCAGGGTCACGATAGGTTTCTGTCTTGTTGATTTGCTCAGCAGTTGCAACAGCGGAGTCATGTCCTGCGACAATAACACCGAAATTAGTCAACTGATTAGCAGTTCCTGAAGTTCCCGGTCCAGTGCCAAGTGCTGGCAGATTGGATGAGGAATAGACACGGAAGCCGTGGAAGTTGCTAACAGTCAAACCGTTACGCAGTCCACCTGATTCACCGAAGTCTGCATTCATGAAACGTGAATCCTCGTCTGCAAGGATTTCCATAAACACCGGGTCAACGATCAGCCATCTCGCTTGTGAGTCAACTTGCTGTTGATCAAGTACACGCTTCATACGAGCAATGATCATTGCAGGTGAAACAGTAGCCGTTGGAAGCGAGGTTGCCCCCGGCATACGTGCAGTCACAGGAATTGAGTGTGTACCCGAAGATGCAGTGGTAATATTACCAAAGTCAGATTTGTGAAGCTGCATACTACCCAGAAGCTCATTGCCTTCTGCAGTGCTGATAGCTTTACTACCGTTAACTGCATCATTGAGGGCGTTGGCTTGGTTGTGCAAAGAACCCTGCTTATAACCTGCCATGTAACCAAGGACTTCTTGGTCATGTTGGTCAGCAAGACGATAAGCAGCACGATCAGTGGCAAGTTGCATGAAATTTACATGCGAATGGGCCTCTTCAATATCGTCCATCTTAAAGGCAAAATAGTTAGCCTTATCAATGGTTAACTGAAATTCGGCATCTTCTAAATCTTGTGCTGTGACCTGTGTACCACGGGCATAAGACGAGACAGAAATTTCTGGTTCCTTGATAATCTTGACTGTATCGCCTTGAGCAGAAATCTCACCGAAGTAATCAGAGTTGGTTACTGCGCCTACGACTGTACTCTTACGAAAGGCAAGTTGTACTTTTTTGGAATAAATGATAGGACTGAAATTACCGTTTGGTAAATTGCCATATCCTGTTGCGGTTGTAAAAGCCATGAGTATATCCTCCATTGAATGTTTTTGGCTTAGGTTTAATTAAGCTAAAACAATTAGATTCAAGAGGCTGTACGTTCTAGGGTGGCGTTACAATAACGGGCCTGTAATTGTTCAGGTAGGTCTTAACTAAAATGTTTTGCTTAGAGTATACTAAAGTAAAAGGTGGCTACCTATAGTAGGGCTTTATCTTTAGTGGTAGTATTGACACCCATAGTTATACTTGTAAATCTATGAGTGTCAAGTGTTTATTTTAAATTAATTATCTAGCACCGCCAGAAAGATCATATACAAACTTTCCACTGCGTTGAGACTCAGCAATAGCGTCCATGTTTTTCTCAAAGTCTTTATCTGACATATTCTTTACTTGAGACTCACTGAAAGCACCCTCCAAGTCCACAGTATCAGGCTTAGTACCACGCTTGCTTACTACTGCCTTAGCTGCTTCCTTACTAGCCTTTTTACGAGACTTAGTGTCCATGCCCTTGTCTGACTTATACAAATCAATAACACGTACCACAGAACGAGGATCATCTTGGTTCTCATACAAAGCATCTTGTACCCATTTAGGCTGTTCCCCTGCCCAATCGTGGAACTCATCGCTTTCTTTAAGATCATCAAAGTCTGTGTGAGCAGTCCTGATAGCATCCATAGACTTGTCACGGTCAGCTTGAGCAGACATCTCATCAATCTGCTTTAGACGATCCTCTGCGTGACTAAACTTCTCTTGAGCTTTCTTCTCTGCAATAGTCTCAACGATAGCTGCTACATCAGGGTACTTGTCAGCCCACGCTTGGATGTCCTCATCAGACTTGGGTGGACGTACAGAGCCTTGCTCTTTAGCATTCTCTAGTTGAGCTTTGATAGCTTTGAGTTCTGCTGCAGTATTGCTTTGAAGCTTACGGATGTCATCGTAGCGTTTCTTGTAAGTACGCTCCTCACCTGTCTCAGGCTCTTTCTCCGCTTTAGCTTCTACAACTTCCGTTTCTTCTTCTTCTTGCTCTTCCTCGCTAGAAGCAGTAAGCTCTTCTAGTTCAGCCTCTGCTTCAGCAATACGCCGTGCGTTAGCGTTGTTGTACTTTGAGTCTACAAAACCTGCTACTTTAGGTTTTTCCATCACTGTCATTTCTGCTGGCATCTTTAGTTCCTTTTGTTACGACCTACTAGCTAGGCCATTCTTTCGCTGGTTAGTTTTCTTGCTAGTTACGTAGCCACCGTTAGCGTAGCTTGTCTTGGGTTTGTTTATTAAGCCACCTTTGTTATAGCCGCCTTTTCTTTTAGCTTTTTGTTCATAGCTTTCTGTTCTACCTGCGGCTTGTTGTTCTTTTACCGCTTTAGCACCTGCTTCATTTGCTGCTTCATTTGCTGCTTTATTTGCAGCTATTTCAGCTTGATTACCATCTTCAGATTGTCTT